ATGTTAGTGGTAGTTGTAGTTATAGTGATAGTACAGTTCAGCATAGCCATGAAACTGTATCAGCGCCAGAGGCGCTATTTTCCTCTCAGGCCCAAGGGCCCCTAGTGAAAGAGAACCGGAAGAATACCGGACAACCAAAGTCCGGGGAACCGAGGAAGAATGTTCCGAGAAAAGTTAGCAGCGAAGATTATTATGTCCAAATCAACATGAGCGTAAATGAAATTAGAAGAGGTAAACGCACAACCAGAATGAATGCTTATCTTTCACTCAAAGACGATAACGACAAGAAATTTTCTATCTATTTGCGTTCTTCACTTACAAGTAGTTTGGATGAAACATTAAGAAGCATTAAGAAAACAGACAACAGAACATTAGAAGAACAATTTACACAACTAAAAGCAATATGTCCACCAGACGCTAAATTGCTTATGGGTCGTCTACGATACAATCCCAGAAGATTCAAAATTGAAGATGAACATAAAACAAATCTCAAATCAGCATTGCTTGCTGTATATGATTATGGAACACACATGGATGCTGTTTTGTATTTGCTACATGAACATTATGCGATAGAATTGACTGATGATCTTACAGAAAAACAAAATGGTATTTTTGACTTAACAGGTAGTTTCGCAAGAGACATAGAGGAAGAAAAAAATGACTAAAATGAATTACAACAGACCTGTCTACAGAACAGGGACAGAAGTTAAAAAAGAAGAATCAACAGAGCCTGTACAAATGCGAGTATATCTTATGGTATCATACAGAGATAAAGATTTTATAAAAAAATTGGGCGCTTCATGGGATCCTAATCATAAGTTATGGTACGCATATCCATCACATCCCAACATACAAAAAATGCGTGAATGGATTCACAAAGATGACTATGTAAGATGTGGTCTTGCGCCTCCATTAGATAAGTTAGCGGCTTTGTTAAAACGATAGGGGTCGTTTTTTGACCCATTTAGATAAATACATTATCAAGAAAGATAATGTATGCGCTATATCAAATATATACCAAAAGTAACTAATGCTAAAACACAATATGTAACCATTGACACAAATGATATGGTATGGTTACAAAGTGAATTCATCTATTGGATATCACTCATGGGTATGCTTGATGTTCATCGTAATGAGGACATAAGACAAGTAATGAAGTTTTGGTGGTATAAACGATCAAGTACATTACCTAAGGGCAATACAGGTCAAAATAGTCCTCTATCATTAGTCAGTGGTCTACTACATAATCTTATGTATGGAACTCAAAGAGACCTCTCTACAAGTACAATGGATGCGATAGAAAACATATCAGCACAAATGGTTTTATTTGGTCAGGCTCTAGAAGAAATAAGTATTAATACTAGATCCAATGAACAGATCAAATTTGTTATTGGACTTAGTCCTTTTATAATACCATCACATGACAATACTATACACCAGATGGCACCGCTTTGATGATAAGGGTGTCAAATACATTAAGAATCATCCAGTGGGGGAAAAGCCCTCAAATGACAATGGCTTTACTGAATGGAAGCGTGGTACGGGCCCATTTTCAGAAATTCAACTAAATACATTACGAATCGCTGTCCGCAAGGCATGTAAAGGAGTACCCAAACCTCCTGAGCAAAGAAAGAAAATGAGTTTAGCAAAACTAGGTGTGCCCAAGACAGAGGCACACAAACAAGCAATGAAAACAGCATGGGCAAGGCGTCGTAAACTTATAAGCCACGCCCACTATGACGATACAAAAACTAACACCCAAGGAACTACATAGAATACACACATTACCAGAATGTATGGACTATGCCAGCATTGAACATCAATATGTCAAACTCACACAAATGTGGAGAACAATTGGTTATAGATGTAAACATTGTGATATTGCTTTTAAAAGCAAAACAGTATTAATAAACCATAGAAATACTTGTAGAGTAATAAATAGTATATCACGAAAGAAAAAGGAAACATAATGCCTATACAAGTTGTAACGCAAAATGGTCAGAAGTATTATCGTTATGGAGATACTGGCAAACTATACAAAGACATTAAAGACGCAGAAAAGCAAGCACAAGCAATACATGCTAGTGGATACAAAGAACCAATGAAACCAAAAAACAAATGATAGAATATACATACAGATTAGCAAAAGACCAAGACGGTGAACTACTGGTCACGGTCAAGCCCTTAATGAACGACATTGAGAAATCCATTCACAAGATGATGGATATACCTATTGAGTCATTAACACAAGAAGATAAAGAAATCTTTAACCTAAAGATACTTGGACTCAAAACAATATACGAATTCTTAGGCGCACTTGTACAAGAGCAAACTCTTAAAGACGCAGCACATGAATTAAAAGGTTCAGTTAACATTCAGACCAATCAGATGCTGGATGACATAACAGTACATACAATACATTAAGGAACAATATGGCAGAATTTAAAGGCTTAATTGATAAACCCTTCTATGTAGGGCATATCAAGAATTTTGATAAAATGACAACTGAATTGTCAAAATACATGACTGAACATGAGATTGATCAATGTATCAGTTTCATGTTTACATTACAAAATACCAAATACGATATCAACCCAAGTCCAGAAGATTGTAAAACACAATTACAAATCATGTTTGGTCGTGATAGATTCTTAGAACTCACACAAAAATGGGGACAAGAGAATCAACAATTCCTAAGCGTGTTTGGAACTATGAAGTTCAAAGAGAAAACTACAGGTAACTTCTATGATGGATTAGATCCAGAAGATAACCCTGAAGATTATATAAAGGTCTATATATGAACTGGTTAAAATCACTATGGTTAAAAGTAAAACTACCTAACGGTAGAATACCACAATCTACTATACTCATTCCTATGAATGATCAAAAAGTAGAAGTAGTCGTTAAAGAAAAACGCACAAGAAAGAAAAAGGTAACAACAGATGAACCAATTAACAATAAGTGATAGATTGCGTGATCCCTTTGTAATGAAAACTTACAGAGAGATGATTCGTGTACAGCCAGTAGAAGTAGTACAAGATTTGCGTAAAGTTCTACAAGAATGTGCCCCAAATCATCCACGCACTAGGGACCTTGAACAAGCATTTATAGATAGATTAGGTGAGTAAATACATTATGCTTGACTTGAAAAACAATCAGAAAATCAAACAAGGTGGAGCCCGTGCCGGCAGTGGTCGTAAAAAAGGTGCTACACAGAAGATATCTGGTATCACCATCCTTGAAGAAATTAAAAAAGTCACTGGTAAGAAGTTTGAAACAAGTTTAGCAGAACATTACTTACGAGCGCAAGTGGAACATGACTGGATGGCAGTGCGTGACTATGAAAAGATGTTTTTAAACAAAGTAGTAGCAGAAAAGAATGAACTAGATGTTACCTCAGGTGGCGAACCATTAAAAGCAGTATTTAATTTCCCAAGCACAGAATTGTCTGACTGGAAATAATGATAAATGTTCCCTTATATGGCGAGCAATCAACAATCCTTCAAGATTGGCTTACCACTGATAAACATTGTATAGATATAGTTCCTGTTGGTAGTGGCAAGACATTTCTAGCCGCTATCGCATTACCTATATTTGCCACTGACGAACGATATCACAAAGGTAAAGATATCATTTACTCAGCACCAACTGGCGCAATGATTAAGTCACTTATATGGGAACCATTAAAGAAATCATGTCAAACATACTTTGGCTTGAAAGATGGATCAGATATTAACAATAGTGAACTAACCATTAGATTTCCTAATGGTGTTTTCATTCGCTGTAAAAGTGCTGAACAAAGAGAAAACTTAAGAGGCTTAAATGTTGGAATTTGGATTGCGGATGAAGCAGCACTATACACACAAGATACATTACAAGAGATTACCAATCGCTTACGCCCAAGAGTAGGCACACCAGACACACAAGGTAGATTGGTTGTTATCAGCACACCAAATGGCACAGGACCATTACATGATTTGTTTAACTTAGCATTGTCTAGTCCAGACAAATATAGCGTAAGACATTACAACTACCTACAAATGCGTTCAGGCAATCGTGCGTTCATTGAAGAACAGAAACGCATCATCAGCCCATTAAAGTTTAACCAAGATTATATGTGTCAATGGGAAAGCGTTAGTGATGCTTTCTATTATACATGGGACAAAACAAAGTATACAAAAGAGATTAACGATAGAGGTGGCGATCTATATACATTCCATGACTTTAACAAGCGTGTTATGTGTGCCACAGTAGCGCAAGTACATAAGAGTGGTGACAAGAATGGAACCATTGAGATATTGAAAAGTTATGCGATACCTGATTGCTCAACAGAAGGCATAGCACAAGCAATTCGTTTAGATTTCCCCAAGCGTAGAATAAACAGTATTATAGACATGAGTGGTACGCAAGTTAACCGTGACACAACAAGTCCTTTTGGTGTAACAGACAGAATTATCTTAGAGAAGTATGGCTTTACTATTG